CCACCCGACCGTACCATTCAAAAACCACTTAAGTTATTGATAAATAAGCACAAAATCAGATTGATAAAACAGGCTTATTGCCATATGGCTTATTTTTGTGCCACATAACGTTCCACATTTTGCGCCACACGCGCTTTCGGAGCGGTATAGATGACTCGCAAACGCGAAGACAAAAGCCCTAACCGGCACCTCCAGCAACGCAATGGCAATTTCTTCTATAAGCGCCGTGTTCCGAAAGAAATCGCGGCCCTCGACGCCCGTGGCGAGCATATCCGGATATCGCTGAAGACGGATGATATCGCCATCGCCAGAACGAAGCGCGATATTTATGAGACCGCAGATAACGAATATTGGGCCTCCCTTATAATGGGCTTCGAAGGCGACAAAGCGCGGCTGCAATACGCCTCTGCAGTCAAGCGTGCCGAAGCTCTCGGCTTCTCATATAAACCTGCCGCGATGCTTGCGCTTGAACCCATAGAGGCCCTTGCACAGCGTTTCGAAGCCATCCTTGACGTTCGCACCGAAAAGTCTGCGCTCGTGTCCGTGCTCGGCGTTGTGGATCAGCCGGCCGCAACCATTTCGAAAGCGCAGAAAATCTTCCTCGAGGAGATTGTTCCCCACGAGCTGACCGGCAAGAGCAAAGACCAGCGGGAACGGTGGATAGCGAAAAAGAAACGGTCGTTCAAAAACTTCATCGATCTCGTTGGCGATAAGCAGCTTGTTGATATCACGAGGGATGATGCCAACAAGTTCTACAAGTATTGGCTCGATAAGATCGCACCGAAGGAAGGTCGCGGCTCGCACTCTCCGTCGACCGGTAACCGCGATATGGGAAATTTGCGGACGCTCTACACGGCATATTTCACATACATGGGCCAAAAAGATCGCGATAATCCCTTCGATGATCTGAATTTCAGCGAAAAGAAGAAGCGCAAGCGGCCTCCATTCCCCCTCGATTGGATCAAGGAAACAATCTTGGCGCCTGGCGCATTGGCTGGCCTGAACAGTGAAGCGCGGGGAGTGTTGTTGGTCCTGATCGAGACAGGCGCGCGAATGGGCGAGATCAGCAATCTGACCGGGGCCACGATCGATATTGCCAGCAACATTCCCCATATCAAGATTGAGCCTCGCGAAGACCCGGACGATCCACGGGAGATAAAAACCCAATCGTCGATCAGGTCCGTCCCCCTAATCGGTATGGCACTTGAGGCGCTGCGAAAGCATCCAAACGGATTCCCTCGTTACAAAGACAAGGAAACGGTTCTATCCAATACCTTGAACAAGTTCTTTAGGGATAACGAGCTGTTTCCATCTACGAAGCATACGATCTATTCGTTTCGCCACGCATTCGAAGACAGGATGAAAGAGGCGGGAATTGACCACGAATTGCGCAAGATTTTGATGGGCCACACCATTGACCGGCCTGATTACGGGATAGGCGGTTCAATGGAATGGCGCATGCAGGAACTCAGGAAGATTGAGCTATCCTTTGATCCCTCGATTGTCTGACCCTCTCGCGGATCAGCGTCATCTTGTCGATCGACTTCTTGCGGTCATCGATTTCCCGTTCGAGCCTTTCATAGATGGGCAGTAGGCAGTCGAACTCCGGGCCGTGATCAACCATGATTGTAGCCAGGCGGTCGAGATATAATTCTAGACGCTCAATAGTCACCGGCTTGGACGAGGTAGGCTTACCCATTGGGGGTTGACCTCGCGATCGTGTATCCGATACCGGCTTCGCTCAGTATCGTGTGCGGGTGCAAGCGCCTGATCGCCTTTATGTCGCGATAAATCGTCCTCTCGGAGACGCCAAATTGTTGGGCCAAGTCAAGGGCGCGCACCACGTCACCCCAGCTGAGATCGGTTGCCATATGGTCGAGGATATATCTACGCCGCTCCCTGGCGATCGAATGCTGATATTTCCTCTCTCGTGGGCTCGCTCCCTGGTCGGTCATGGCTTGCTCCTGTCGAGCAGTGAGCGAGCCAGCCATCCGAAGTAGAACGCAAGTATCGTCGATACGATTATTGCGACAGGGTCGATTGTCATAATCCACCTCCGGTCATAGCGTCTTTGTGGAGGGTATCTCTGCCCAAGTCAGTAATTTGGATACTTACGCCGCGCCACTCTAGAAGCCCTCGCTTCACAAGTGAGGGGATGACGCGTGTGCTGCCGTCTATGAAACCGCGATCGATCGCTCCGCAATGTTGGTCGCCAATGTATTGAAGGAAAGCCATCTGAGTTGGTGAAAGTCCGTTCATGCCGCTTCACCAAGGTCTTTTTCAGCGATGTGGCAGAGGAAGTCACAAGACGGCGCTATCGGGTTTGTTGTCGGTTGATTGGCAGGGATTTCATCGATGAAAATCCGCTCGTCGTTGATGCGTGACAGACGTACGTCAAGCTTGCGTGAAAGCTTGGCCATGCGTGCGAAGTCTTCGGGATAGGACTTGCGTACTAGTGCCCAATAGTCGGGGCTGGTTGCCTTAACGCAAGTCTTACAGTTGTTGTTGTGGAAGCCGAGCTTGTAAGGGATCGGAATATCAATCCCAGCTTGCTGCACCATTGCTAGAACCGCCTGTTTGGTCAGTCCGGCATCGATGAGCGGGGTGCGAATGGTAAGCTCTGGATAATTATCTCTAAGCTGCTTGGCTCGCTCTACATCCCGCCTATCTGCCGTATACCCAAAAACATGAATATCCGTGGGTCTCTGGAATGCGAGACGCGGCCTGACTTTTAGTTCTGTGGTGCAGCGAGCGCCATTGATCCCGGCAAGCCACCCGGTCTTTTCCCATACATCCCAAGTGTCGGCGTATTCATCCGACTTGATCGAGGTGATGGGGGCGTTGAACCAGCGCACGCAATCCGCCATGAAGCGCTTACTGTCGTCGTGTTCCTGTCCGGTTTCGCAGTAGACGGAGATAGCCTCCCGGTTGTCGGCGAGTGTCATTTTTGCTGCTACTGCGCTGGCGGCACCGCAGGAAAACCAAATGACGGTGCGAAATGCAATCGCAGCGTTGATCTGCTTTTCAGTTGGTTTCATTTCAGAACCTCCAGATAGCAGCGGCGGCGAACCAGGCCACCAAAACAATGATCCACGCGAGCAGCGCTGCCAGAAACGATAATCCCAGAGCGTGAGTGAAGAGATAGGCAAGCAGCCCGACGACAGCCGCGAGCAAAATGTCACCTTGCGTGAAGGTCAGCATGTTTGCGGCCTCCACGACTTCAGCACTTCGACCAGCTCGATCCCCGTGGTTTCGAAGTTACGATGGTGGATGGCGATACCGCCGGCGTCGTTCCACTCTCGCACGTTCTTGTCGTAGTCATCGATCAAGATGTCGCCGGGTGCATGCATGAACAGCGGCTTGTACTTGCTTCCCGACACCGGGAGGATGGTGACTTTGCTCGAAAGATGCTTCCGAACCCACTCACGCTTTTGCCGGGCGACATTTGCGTAATTCGACTTTGAACAAGCGGTGAGGATGATGGGATTGAGCCGCTCGATCTCACAAAAGAAGTCTAGCGCACCATCACAAAGAGGCATGTCGAGAAAATAGGAGGGGTGCGCGTTGATCTGCGACCAGATTTCATCGCCCGCCATACTGCGGTGATCGAGATTAAACGTCGCCGGAAAATGGTAGTCGAAATCGGCCAAAACGCCGTCTAGGTCGAGATATAGGCGGGGGGTCATATTGCCTCCTCGCAGATTGGACGGTTCGCAATTTTCAGTAGTATGTCGGCGTGGCAGGGTTTGCCATCGAGCGCGCACCAACATGCCAAGTTTTTGCCACGCAGCTCGTCGAGGTGGGTGCCAACGTAACTGCGAGACGCTTTGAGAGCTTCGATGTCTGGTGACTTCGCGAGCGCTAGGAGACCTGAGAGCAGTGCAGTGTAGAGATCAACGCACTGTTCTCGATCGCCGTCCTTCCCGACGATAAACGGGTTGCCCCAAGGCCCGGGGCGGGCGACGTGTACCGCCGGCAACCCATTGAGCGCAAGGGAGTGGGCTTCGAGATCAAAGCCTCTCGCACGGGAGAGGCGGATTCGCTGCGGCATAGTCATTGAGGGACCTCCGCCTTAACATCGTCAGCAGTTCGATCGTGCTCGATCGCGTGATCGTGCGACATCGTCCTCCAATCTGGCCAAATACGATTTTCGTTGCGGGTCTGAACTGCCATAATGGTCGCGGAGATTGCTTCTGGCGAATACCCGTGACGCATCGCTCCGTCGAATGCCAAAAGCATCACGTCGACCCATTCTTTGAGGTCGTGAGGGTCCTTCTCAATCTCGATCAATTCCTTGCGGATGTGGTCGAGGTTACCAAGGGTTCTTTCGCCTGGACCGAAGGTCGCCTGTGAAAATGTCGATTGGCGGCGCAGGTGTTGGATGAGATCGAAGATCATTCTGCTGCCCTCAAAGAATGTTCTGGGAGGTTGCCCCACTGTGCAGCCATTGCGCCGGCGATGCCGGGGAAAAATCGCGAGCGTTCCTTCCAGCGATCGGGTCCGGGCGACATACGAAAGACGCGCTGTTCGCGGCCTGCAACGATGTTGGTGGGGACGAGTGGCGGAAGGTTTTTCAGCCATAGGCATGTTCGCTTGGTTTCACCGTGCCCATATTGCCAAGGTTGCACCGACTGGGCCGGTTCGCGATAATTGGTGATCAGCGCCTTGGCGTGGCGGTGCATGACGGGGTTTTCGACACAAATCCGCTCGATCGGCGCGTTCCAAAAATCTGAGAAGAGAGCTGCGCCTTCGCGCAGTTCGGCTTGCATTTGATCGACCGTCTTGCCGGCCGGCGGCGTTGACAGCCACCGCACACCTGAATTGCACAGGCGAGTGCAGGGCGGGTGCGCCACGATCAAAAGGTCCCATCCATCGTTGAGCAATTCGCGGGCGTCGCCGATGATATGCTTGTTGCTCCTGTCCTCGGCCGGAAGTAAATCGCAGGACCAAGCGTCATGACCTCGAACAGCAAAAGCCGTTCTCACAACGCCCGAATATTCGCACGCAACCAAAACGCGAAGCCCGCTCATTGCACGCCACCTCGCGCGTCATGCACTCGCTTCTGAAACCAAAGGGACGGCGGCTGATAAGGCAGCGGACTCATTGGCATGTATGCGCCGACGAAATCGGGGTAATCCTGCACGGTAACCACAACCGGTTGCGGAGCGCCGTCTTTACCTTGGGTGTGCCGATGGAATGTCTCGGCGCCGCGTTGGCGGACTTCAGCTATGCGAGCAGGTATCCGGCTGAAAAGCGCAACCACTTCTGGATTTATCTCGCTCACACCCGTTGTGAGGTTAGAGTTTGTAAGGGCTAGCTCGAGCGGCTTGCGCCAATTAACGGGTGCGCCGGCCGTCCACTTGTAGTCTTGTCCAACGGTATAGTTTCTCCCGCATTCTGTTGCCTGGAACAGGCACGGGTGGAATTCATCATCCTCCTCGGCCCAGTCCGGATGCCGCATTTTCGGGAGGACAAATGATCCCGCGGAATAGGCGACAACCGTGTGAGGCTGCGCCCATTCGGGCAGCGGGCATGAATAGGAATGACCGCAGTAGGTCATGTGGATGGGCTTGGGTGGCCGGCAGGCTTCAAACATGGCGTCAGGTATGCCGAGCGTCATCGGTCTGCTGCAGCTACCGTGCGGGTCCCGAAACACGGCAATCGCGTGCCCAGATATACCGGCCACGATTGCGCCACCTTCCGCACAAGGTTCTACGACAATGTTGTCAGTCATGGCGCCTCCGAACGAGCGCATGTAATCGGTGAGGGGTTGCAACATCCACAGGATGTCAGAACGGAAAGAGGCAAAGCCGCTCTCGAGCTTCCCGTTATCGTCCATGGTTTACCTCGGGGAATGCGTCGTGTGTCACACCGTCAAGCTCGCGGCCGGCGGCTCGCTTTCCGAACCAAGCCATATAGGGGCCGTTCGCATCCGAAGTCGGCTTGTATTCGCCCCACTGCTTGAAGAGAAACGGCACGCTCGCGCCGGCGCATTGATCGCGCAATGATTGAACCCATTTTTGCTGCACCGGCCTCGCACCATGGCCGCTTTCGCCGCCGACAACCACCCAATCGAGGGTCGGATGCATGAAGCCATCTGGAATGCTGCTTAGCCCGTACCAGTCGAGGAAACCGTCAAGCGCCTCGTTAGCGTCGTCGGTAGTGCCCTGCCAAGACAACTCCCATTCATCGCGCCATAGGCGTGGATTAATCGTGTCCATGGAGCCGTCGTTATCAATATCGACGTTGGCCAGGTCGATAGGGCCTAGCAGCGGTTCTGCGCTGATCCACCGGACAGCGGCGGGTGTGTCGAGCAGAATAGGAATGCGCTCTTCGGCCCGCGTCTGATCCTCGACCGACACGCCAAGCCAGACATTTGCAAGCGGATTCGCTGCGGTCTCCTGAGCCGTCTCATAAATGCCATCCGGGTCCTTGCCGCCCCAGATGGACGCTGCCCATTGACCGAGCCGGTCAGCTCGTGCTGGTAAATTCCGGCAGTAGTCCCGCATGCGATCCGGACGCTTCGTCAGCACTTGAAAGACGTGCTGCGGCGCGAGCGTCATAACGGTGAAAATCTTGTCGATCCATTCATCTGGCACGCCCTCGGCGAACAGGTCGCCATGCGCGCAAACGAATATCATGCGGGGGGCTTTCCACCGTAGTGGCTGATTAAGCCACTCTTCGTTGAAGCGAACCTCTCCAGTCCAAACGGGACCGGCCTTCGTATCCTTTGTCAGCCCCTTGCGGGATTTGATGTGCTTGAGCCGCGTTCCTGCCAGCTTCATCGCGTAGCAGTTGGTGCAGCCCGGCGACACGATGCTGCAGCCGGTGATGGGGTTCCACGTCGCATCTGTCCATTCGATCTTGGTTTTGTCAGCCATGCTTTGCCCTCCACAGTGCGAGGGCGACAAAGGCCAACCAAACTAGAAGCGAGATCACGGTGGCTATGGTTACACGCGCTGTGACTTCGAACAGCGGGCCGCATTCAAAGCCACCTTCGTGTTCAGGCTCTTTGTAGGGAATCATGACCACGACCGCCCAAATGAGGCCGGACAAAATGATTGGCACAAGCCATAGATACTGCTGAATGAGCAGAGCCATTCGCGTTCCTTTTCAGTGGACAGTGGTGAAGCGATAAAGACGGTTGAAAAGTGCCTGCCAGGCGTGACGCAGCACGTTGAGTTCCCGATCGGGAACGCCGGCGTATTCTCCGACCGTCACTCGCATGCTGATCTCGTCCATCTGTTCTTCGATGGTCAGATCGCGAACGGCGGAAAGCGTACGTACAGCGTAGTCGTTGAGCGCTGCGGGAAGGTGCGCAGTAGGGTTCATTTGCGCGCACCGTGGTCACTGGCGTTTCCGCTCACGCGAAGGCCGCAGTCGTAATACCCGCTGGCGCAAGAACGCTCCTGGTATGCTTCGAGAGATGTTCCCGTCGCCGGGGTCCAATTGTTGTAGCCGGTAGTGCAGCCGGACAGCTGCAGCGAGGTTACGAAAGCTCCGACGATAAACGCCGTGCCGAGGATATGCTGAAGGGTAGTGCTCATTGTCATCCTCAGAGGTTGCGGCTGGACCAACGCGGGGTGTCGCGCGGTGTAGCCTTCGGATGACGCATATATTTCTATTATAGAAACGACGGTGTCAATAAAATGTTTCGAAAAAAGAAACTTCAAATATGACGATTACGCTGATATGAGTGAAAGGACCTTCGAAAACAGAAACGTTGGAAGCAGAATCAGCGTGTGCGGTTGGAAAGCTTGGTGCCGATCGAGATTATGAGATCGACGATCTTCGCTCGATCTTCATCATCCAATAACTGAGTGGCTTCGATAATCTCAAGCAGCGAGGCCGAAATATCGTGGCGCGGCTTGGGTTGATCCAAGAAGGACTGTTCAAGACGGGCGACGATCTCGGCGTTTATGGAGGATGATATCGCAGCCCGGGACAACTGCTCGTGCAGTTCCACGGGAAGCCGAACCGTCTTCCGTATCCAATCGTCTTGCTTCCCCATGAGGGTCGGCAATAACATCGAAAGTTTCTGGTGTCTTGACACCAAAATGGTGTCAACACATGTATGATGGTCTTTTACTAGGGAGTGCGGCGTAATGCGATCAAGGCGGGAGGCCCTCAAGAGCCTTACACTTGGAGCGGTTTTGATAGGTCAGACCGGAACCACGAGGCAGGCTAATGCTTTAGCCCTGGACGATGAATGTGAGGAATACGCCCGGAGGCTGGCAGAGGCAATGTCGCGCCGGCATGGTGGGGCCTGGACGATTGAAGTTGACCACACTTCCAGATTTGCACTGATTATCCCTGTTCCAGCCGGCGTTGATTAACCTGTCTTCTTCGGGACCATCGTCTGCAATATTTTCATCGACCGATCGCGATCGTCGGGAGACATGCGGTCTATAAGCTCGTTCGCAGAAGGCTTGTCCGGATCGCGAAAAAGCGCCGGTATATCGCAATCCAGCACGAACGCTATACGCTCCAGTAGATCCTGATTATAGCGCTGCTTTCCATTGAGAAGCTTCGATATCACGCTCGTACTTGCTTCAATCCGTGACGCAAGCTCCGCCGAGGTCATGCCTCGATGCTTGAGCCACGACTGAAGATAGAGAGTCGATACGCGCCGGTCTTTTGTTTCTTTGAGTTTCACTGGCATCTTTCGATTATCGCAATTTCGTTAAATTTGGCGATACTCGGAAAAGAAACTTTCAACATGCTCCGCTTGACAAAAAAGTTTCTATAATAGAAACGTGATGTCATGGAGCACGCCCTTACCAAATATCGAATCGAGACCGGCCTATCGTTGGAGGCCTTCGGGGCTTTGATCGGTGCGTCCAAGAGCATGGTTTGGAAATGGGAGGCCGGAGCGGCCATTCCACGCCGCAAGTATCTCGAACGTATATTCACGGTCACTGCTGGCAAGGTACCCCCAAGTGCATTTGTGGCCGTGCTTACTTTGGAGCCGGCACAATGAATTCCTTTTGTGACGCCCTTATCGTTCGTTTTAGCCGGTCACGTCACGCAAATTGCAGGCTATCGACTTTTCGCGCCTCCCGTCACTTCCCCATTTCTGTCCGCGTCCTCCTCCCTGCGGATAGAGACGCGCGCCCGGACTTAGGCCTTTCGTCCGGGCGCGCTCGTCCCTTCGGAGTAAAATCATGACTGTCAGGTTCTCATCAGACAAACAGCGCAACTCGTTGAAAATGGCTTTCCGCGTGTCCGTCGAGCAAGGCGGTGGCGGCAAAATCGTGAGCGAGATGACTCGAGTCACTGCGCCGATGATCTCACTTTACTGCGCATCTCATGAACACGAACGCTTTCCCGGCGTCGATGTAGCACTCGATCTAGACCTAGCCGTTGGCGCTCCAGTTAATGCCCGCGCGCTGGCTTCTGCCCAGGGGTACGAGCTGGTGCCTATGACCGAAAGTGCCGGAACAGGCCGGCTTGGGCTGGGCGATCTCTCCAGTGTGATGCGGGAGGCTCACGATGTGGAGCGGCAAATTGTGGAGGCGCTCGATGATGGCGTCGTAACTGAAAACGAACGGCTGGCGATCACCAAAGACATTCAAGAACTCATGTCCGTGCTGTCCAGCATCCAACGGAAAGTGAGTGGCGCATGAGCAAGTACGGATTGATGAATGTCCCCATGAAGGCCTTGGAGAGCGACGATTGCGCTTGGCCAGTTAATTCCCCGCCACCTGGCGGAGTTTTCATTTTTTGTGCCGACGTTTGTCAAAATGGCCGGCGCTACTGCGAGAAGCATCAAGCGTTGGCCTACCAGCGGGGCCGTTTCATTGCGAGCGAGGCAGCTTAATGGACGCGCATCCGCTTGCCGAGCTGTTTCCGATGATAGGCGATACCGACCTGCAGCAGCTCGCCGACGATATCGCCGTGCGGGGCCAGGAAGAGCCCATTGTCTTATACGAAGGCCGGGTTCTAGACGGGCGGAATCGTTTAAGGGCCTGCGTGCTGGCCGGAGTTGAGCCGCTCACGATGGAATATGGCGGTACCGATCCGCTCGGATTTGTTCTCTCGCACAACCTACATCGCCGTCATTTGAGCGAAAGCCAGCGGGCCATTGTCGCGGCCAATATCGTCGACTGGACCAATGGCACAAATCAATATGCCGAAGGGTCCGCAAATTTGCAGACCCAAAAGAAGGCAGCAGAGCGATTGTCTATTTCCGAACGTGCGATCGCTGCTGCCAAACGCGTGCGCGATCGCGGCGTCGAAGAACTGTCGACTGCGATCCGCGACGGCAAAGTGTCGGTTCACGCCGGCGAGGCAATTTCGCATCTCGCGCATGAGGCGCAGCGGGAAGTCTTGGCGCAAGAAGAGCGAGAAATCATTGCGCGCGCCAAGGCGATCCGGGCGGAGCGTCAGCGCCTCCGCCATGCCGAGCGCCTAGCCAACATGCGCGCGATCGAAACCGCGGGCCATACTACGGCGCCGGGTCGCGTACGCATGCAATATCCCGTGATCTATGCCGATCCACCATGGAAGTTCGACGTTCGCAATGAGGAAACTGGTCGCGAGAAAAGCGCCGAAAACCATTACCCGACGATGGACACAGACGCAATTTGCCAATTGTTCGAAGAAATTGGCTCTCCAGCAACACCTAACGCCGTTCTGTTTCTTTGGGCGACTAATCCAATGCTGCTCGATGGTATTCGTGTGCTGCAGGCTTGGGGCTTTCGCTACATCCATCACTGGGTTTGGGACAAGGAAGTTGCCGGCACGGGGTATTGGGGGCGCGATCGCCACGAGATTCTTTTGATCGGCAAACGCGGAAACATTCCCGCGCCGCTGCCCGGATCGCAGCCTGAGACCGTCTATCGCGAAAAGAAAGGCCGGCACTCTGCCAAGCCCGATTTCTACGCCGAAACGATAGAGCGGCTTTACCCGGATGTTCCTCGCCTCGAAATGTTCTGCCGCAAGCCGCGCCCGGGCACTTGGGACGCGTGGGGATATGAGGTCGGCGAACCCGTCAACGAAGCTGAAAAGGTGGATGATGCGACCAATCAAGATTGATCCCAAACAGCGTCCTACTCACATTGATCCCGGCGTTGCGCCCATGTTGCAATGGGTCCGGATCGATTGTCTCGTCATCGACGACAGTTATCAGCGAGAGCTGAAACCTGGTAACTGGAAGGCAATCAAGCGTATTGCGGCTCGCTTCAAGTGGTCGCGGTTTTCGCCCGTGTTCGTCGCCCCGATCGAGGGCGGCAAATACGCGATCATCGACGGGCAGCATCGCACCCACGCCGCTGCAATGTGCGGATTCGCCGAAGTTCCGTGCCAAATCGTCCACATGACAGCCGAGGAACAGGCCGCAAGCTTCGCGGCGGTAAATGGCATGGTGACGAAAGTCACCGTCTGGCAAGTTTACAAAGCTGCGTTGGCTGCAGGCGAAGATTGGGCCGTCCAGGCCGCACATGTTGCCAGCGACGGCGGTGCAACGCTGATGGACAGCAATACGTCGAGCTATACCAAAAAGCCCGGGCAGATATATGGCGTCACTGCATTTCGGAACGTCATCCATGCGCGCAAGCGCGAAAATATTGTGCTTGCCCTCAGAGTACTGATGCGTGCGGAAGGCTATCGCGATGCTTCTGAGGTCTGGGATATGGGAATTCTATATCCTCTGCTGATGGCGTTATCTGAACGCCCAAAGGCATTGATGCAGCCTGATTTCGTCTCAAAGTTCGAGCTTTTCGACATTTGGTCAGCGAAAGACAGTATCGACGCCGAAACCAAAAAACGGCTGCGTGCTGGACTACCGTATGTCGCCAAGAAGGATCAGCTCGCGGCTGCCATCACTGACTGGATTGACGCGAAGTTTCCCGAGCGCGTTGCCCTGCCTGCGATGGCATCGGCATGACCAGGTTAATTCCGGACTACTCGCCTCGGATGTTGAAACGATTTTTGCACCTTGGCGCTGACTACCGTTGGCTTTCGGCTCCTCTCAACGGTGGGCAGGACGCGACGGTGAAGCGATACAAGAATGACATGCGGCGCGCCGCCGGCGTGTCGGTGGCTGAGTTTGAGGACGCGTGGGCCGGACGGCTCAAGACAGCCTCTCCCCGCAAAAAACTATGGGCGGCGCTAAACGTTCGGCCCAACGATCTCGGCGTTCTCCTTCTCGATGATGGGAGTCAGGAGGTGATCGAATGACCGATCTACCTTCTGAGGATGAAGTGGCAGGGCGTGCGGAATACGATTGGCGTCCCTTTGGGAAGTTGCTGCGCGCGCGTCTCAATGATGACGGGCGTGGTTATAGGGCGCTTGCTCATGTCATTGGTGTGACGTGGACTGACCTATCGCGCGTGACGTGCGGCCAAGCCGTGGCCGCGCACAAGGTCATCGCCATCTGTGACTGGATGGGTATCTCGTTTCGCGCCTTCTACATTCCTCCAATGAATTCAGACTGTTGCAGTGAGTCGCGTGTGAAACGTTCTGCGCAAATTAGCGGTGGCAGACGATGAGGTCGGAGGCGGCAGAACTTCGAAAAATCCGAGATCGTCTCGATGCTCTGCATCCCGCGCGATGGTCGTTGGCGGCGGATCGCGACATCACCTTTGTAGAGTCAAGGCTGGATAGCGGCGAACTGGTCGAGGTCGCGCGGTTCCATCGCGGCGCTTCATCAGATGAGATTGATTTCGTCGTCAATGCGCCCGCCATGGTCGGTTTTCTTCTCGGTCTTGTCGATCGGGCCATCACGGCTGCGCGAGGGTCGAGCGGCGCGCCCGCAAAGCGCGAGCCAAAGGATTTCGCGGCGGAAGCCGCCATGAAATGCGAGGAGCCCGCGTTCCGGGTTTTCCTCGAACAATGCCACGGTCTAGAGCGTCCTTTGACCAAAGATCGCGTGGCTCAAAAGTTGCGTACCGTACTCTGTGTTTCCTCCCGAAAAGAACTCAATGACAGTGAAGCTGCGGCGGATCGGTGGCGCAAATTGCGGGCCGATTTCGAGACGTGGCGGAAAGCAAGCCGATGAACGAAGAGGCGACAATCCGGCGTGGTGTGCGCAATGCACGCTATAGCACCATACCAAACCACGTCTTCGAGGATACGCGCCTCAGCATGGCCGCGCGGTGGCTGCTTGGCTATCTCTTATCCAAGCCTGACAACTGGACGGTCATCGTCGGCGACGTGGCCAAAAAGGGCGGGTGCGGTCGGGACAAGGCCCGCACGATGATCAAGGAGCTAGTCGACTGCGGTTACGCGGAAAAGGACCAAGCACGCGAAGGCGGTCGCTTTGGCGCGATGTCGCTTGTCATCTACGATGAACCGACGGGAGGTGTTGCATCTTTACCGCAGACTGAAAAACCGTCGACGGTGAATCCGTCAACGGTAAAACCGTCGACGGTGAATCCGACACTAGTAAATACTGATGATCAAGTAATTACTGACGATAAGGTTGAGAGAGAATGCGCGAGCGAGGATGAGGGAAGGGAAGGGAATGCAAAGGCCCTTGAACGTTCCTTCTTCCGGTTGGTGAAAGGTTGGCCAGGGTCTCAGGGGATGCCGACTGGTGAGGCAAGGAAGCTTTGGGCGGACCTGACTGAGGAGGATCGACAAACGGCTCAGCGGCGGCGGGATGCGTGGTTCAACATGTTGCGCAGCCAGTCGAAGAAGCACTTTCCAGCACCGTCCACCTATCTGAAGGATCGCCTTTGGACCGATATCCCCGATGAGGCACCTGCCGCCAAGCCGATAAGCGTTGAGGCTCGCCCCTTCGGTCCAACATGGGCAATCGAGCGTTTCCGGCGACTTCTTGCTGGTCCACAAGATTTGCCAATGTTCACGTTCATCGAAAAGCAGATGATTGCGGCGAACCCTGATCGGGAAGCGGCGATGCGCCGGGAGAAGCAGATCAAGCTCGGCTGGCCGTTCGTGAACCGAATGCATGAGATGGCGACCCAGAGACAGGGTGTCATGGTGCTTTCGGCGTTGGACGATCTCAAGCCATTGGTCGAGGCAGTTCCCGTCGCGAGTGAGCTATTTGATAGCTGGAAGACATTCCACGAGTCGAAGGGATGGCCGTGGATACCAGACCCCGGAAACCAACCTGTCGTCTATTTTCCTGTCGGAGGACCGGAAAGACTGAAGGAATTTGAGCAGGCAATTCGGGGAACGGGAAATGATGGCGATCGATAGGAAAGACCTCGAACGGGCAGCAGCGATCAATCTTGATCGGGCTTGGATTGCCAGTGATAGAGCGCGGGAACGCAATGCCAGGCAGAACAGGTTTCTCGCTACTGCGGCCGGGTCAGACGAATCGCTTCGGGCGTGGTTTGTGGTCACAACGCCGAATAACCAAGAAAAGGCTGTGCACAAACGGCTGCTCGACGCTGGCATTCAAGCCTGGTTGCCGGTCGAGATCGAGCAAATCCCAAGGCGGGGAAGTAGGCCGGCGATGACAAACGAGCGGGTCTGCTGGCCTGGCTACATCTTCGTTTTCGTTGTCCCCGTAGCCGAAAGTTGGGCGGGGTTGGCGGGTATTAAGGGTGTTGCTAGCATCCTCACGGATGGCAAAACCCCTGTCGCCTTGAAGGACAAGGAAATCAATCGTCTCAAAGGCTTAGTGCTATCAGGTGAGATATTTCGAAAAGAGAAAAAGGATGTTGGTGAGTATCAAGTCGGTGAACGCGTTCGCGTCGTCGATGGACCTTTTGCTTCGTTTCCAGGTGTTGTAGAATTCTGCGAACCGGACGTTGAGACGGTGCGAGTCGATGTCCTCATTTTTGGGCGTGAGACGCCCGTCTGGCTGGCACTTGATCAAATCAAAAGAGTCAGATAGCGAATCCATCCAGACGACCCGTAGACTGTGAAGCGCAAAGCTTCCGAGACGGTGAGCTGCCATCACGGTAGGGCTCCCTGCGGACCTAAAGAGAAGCGAATGCCAATAGGCGAATAGCTTCTCCACAAGTGCGAAGCCATGGAGGCTTCGATCTCATGCCAAAACTGACAGCGCTCAAGCCGGTTCTCAAACCGCTCTCTCATCGTGTCTCCAAGCTTGGGGCTTACGAGAATGAGCAACAGCGGTTTCGTCAACGCGACGAGAGCCAGGCATATCGCAAATGGTACAAGACCGCGCGTTGGCAGAAGCTACGCATGTCGGTTCTCGTGCGGGACCTGTTCACCTGCCAAATGGTGGGATGCGGACGCATCATGGCCGACACGTCGAAGCTGGTGTGTGACCACAGAACTCCGCACCGTGGCAGAGAAGTGTTGTTCTGGGATGAGCGCAACCTCCAGTGCATCTGCAAGGAGTGCCACGACAGCATCAAGCAACAGGAAGAGCAAGCAACGCTCCACCTGCGCGGTAATTGGGATTGATCTTCATGAGATGGACCAAGGGTGAACCCGAGCAGGCGATGGCTGATCCAATCCTTGTCTCGCACAAGGAACATGGCCTAATGCTTGCGACATGGCAGGAACATCGCGGCTCTTATATCGGCGTGAAGGCGACGGGCGATACTCACGCACCGTTCTTTCATGGCATCATCGAGAGCGGCACCATAACCAAGTGGTTCAAGCCGTCGACCTAATCAGGACATCGGTGTATGCCTCGGTACTGCGGGCGCAAATGCTCGCGACGGAAACGGCCTCCGATGAAGAGGTAAGCACCTTTAGCGCCATCGGTGCGTAGGTTCTCGTCAAACGGGTTCGCCGACGACGGTTCTTTTGCATTCGGTATAGCGACGACACGATGCAGGGATAGCGCCCTGCCTGCACCAATGTCCTGACATCACTACCGGGGGGCGGGTCAAAAGTCTGGTAAGACCGATCCTCCTAGACCCGCGTCCCCCTCATTCGGAGATTTTTTTCCCGTGAGCGAAGAAAAATCAGCCAGCGCAAGCGACGTTGATCTGTTCGGAGCGCCGATTACGCAAATACGCGAACGGTGGGGAAGGGCGTCGTTTGCCAAAACAAAGGAAAATCAGGAGCTTGTATCGCTACTCCGCGCAGCCGGCTGGTCGCAAGGCCGGATTGCTCGGTATCTCGGCTGCGATGAAAAGACGTTGCGAAAACATTTTTCCCGAGAGCTGGAAGATGGTGCTGATCTGATCGAAGGCATGGCCTTGGAAGTCACCCTGAAAAAGATGCGCTCCGGTAATTCAGTCGCAACAAGTCGGATCTTCGAAATCATTGATAAAGGCCGCGTCGAACCGCCAGCTCCGAAGACGAAGCCAGAGGAAAAACGTGAGCAGCAGCTCGGCAAGAAAGCGCTGGCAAATCTTGAGGCCGAGACAGCTCACGAAGAGTCTGGGTGGGGTGAGTTGCTCAATTGACCGAAACGACCGAATGGAATTTCGCGTGCCCCGATTGGATTGATCGGCTGAAGGAAGGCCGCTCGCTCGTCCCAACCTTGCCACTCGACGAGACCGAGGCCAATCGAGCCGCGAGCATCTTCAACAAGCTGCGTTTGCCCGATGTGCCTGGACAGCCGGCGATGGCAGACGCTGCCGGTGACTGGCAGCGCGACATCGTTCGCAACGTTTTTGGTTCGCTTGATCTATCTGGACGCCGCCTCGTTCAGGAACTCTTCGCATTGGTGCCGAAGAAGAACTCGAAAACGACGGGCGGGGCCGGCATCATGATGACGGCATTGCTGATGAACCGTCGGCCGCGAGCGGAATTCATCCTTGTGGGTCCGACGCAAGAGGTTGCCGACCTCGCGTTCCAGCAGGCGACCGGCATGATTGAGGCCGATCCTGATGGTTATCTGCAGAAACGTTTCCAGGTACAAGAGCACCTCAAGACGATTGTCGATCGGCGGTCGAAAGCGAAGCTGAAAGTAAAGACCTTTGATCTGAAAGTTATGACCGGCGCAAAGCCCGCCGGCGTACTCGTCGATGAAATCCACTTAATGTCGTCGATGTCGTTTGCCTCGCGAGTTATTGGCCAGATACGCGGGGGAATTATTGCCAACCCCGAAGCCTTTCTGATTTTCATCACTACGCAAAGTGACGAACCGCCGGCGGGCGTATTCAAGTCTGAATTGCAGTACGCGAGAGGTGTCCGAGACGGGCGAATTACCGATGAGGTTCGAACGCTGCCGATCCTCTACGAATTTCCGGAGGCGATGCAGATCGCCGAGGACAAGCCGTGGCAGGACCCGAAGAACTGGCCAATGGTGCTGCCTAATCTTGGCCGATCAATAACGATCAAGCGTCTGATTTCAGACTACCGCACCGCCAAAGAAAAAGGCGAAGAGGAGGAACGGCGGTGGGCGTCTCAGCACCTCAATGTTGAGATCGGGATGGCACTTCACTCTGACCGTTGGATCGGCGCGGATTTCTGGTTGGCTGCGGGAAATGCGAAGGTCACGCTCGAACATGTTTTGGAGAACTGCGATGTCGTCACTCTTGGCATCGACGGGGGCGGACTGGACGATCTCTTGGGGCTGGCAGCATGCGGACGGCACAAGATTACACGGCAGTGGTTGCTCTGGACCAAGGCATGGGCTCATCCCGAGGTGTTGAAACAGCGCAAAGAAATCGCCGAGACGCTTCGTGGTTTCGAGAAAGATGGTGACCTGGTTATCTGCTCGATGCCGACGCAGGACCTGATCGAGGTCGCTGACATCGTGGAGCGGGTTCGCCGCGCTGGACTATTGCCAGAGCAACATGCAGTTGGGCTCGACCCCTACGGCATCGCAGCGCTCGTTGACGAACTTGATCTCCGCGGCATCAACGGAGAAATGCTCGCTGCAATCGGTCAAGGCACGCGGCTTTCTCCTGCAGTTTGGGGGATGGAGCGGAAGTTGAAGGATGGAACACTCATTCATTCCGCGTCCAACCTTATGACCTTTTGCGTGGGGAACGCGCGCGCGGAACAGCGTGGCAATGCGATCCTTATAACCAAGCAGACCGCCGGCAAGGCCAAAATCGACCCGCTCGTAGCATCGTTCAACGCTGTAATGCTCATGAGCAGAAATCCCGAAGCCTCCGGAGCTGGTGAAGACAGCTTCTTCAAGAGTCTGGAAAGTGCCGTATGAACCTGTTTCGCAAAATGGCCGATTTGGTACGCACCCTCTCGATGCGGCAGCCCCAGGACTGGAATGGAGTACAGCAGTCGTCCGACGCGGGTGAGACCGTGAATGCGCAATCGGCTCTGTCTCTTTCCGCCGTTTGGGCGTGCGTTAATCTACTATCAGGTACGATTTCATCGTTGCCGTTGATGGTTTACAAAATCGATTCCAGCGGAAATCGCGTGGTCGATCCCTCTCACCCGCTTTATCGTCTCCTGCACGATAGCCCGAACTACGATCAGACAGCAGTTGATTTCTGGGACTATATAAATTCGAGTATTGAACTTTGGGGCAACGGGTACGCTCGGAAAGTGCGGTCAGGCGCTCGAATTGTCGGCCTCGTGCCGATCAATCCTGAGTGGGTGAACGTCCGTCGGCTTTCCAACGGCAAAATTGAGTATCGCTGGACGCAAGATGGCAGGCAATTTGTAGAAACCGACGAAACTGTGCTGCATATTCGTGGGTTTGGTGGCGAACCTCTCGGTGGCATGTCGACACTGCATTTTGCCAGGCAGGCGTTTAGCCTGGCGCGAGCGACCGATCGGGCCGCCGGAGAGACGTTCAAGAATGGTATGCGGCCGTCGGGCGTGCTCACATTCGAAAAGTGGCTTTCGCAAGAACAGCGTGATCTGGTTGAGAAAAAGCTGCCGGAAAAATTCATTGGGAGCATGAACGCGGGAAGGCCGCTTATTCTCGAAGGCGGTACCACATGGCATCAGCTCACCATCAATCCCGAAGACGCGCAGATGCTGGAGTCCCGTTCGTTCTCGGTAGAGGAAATCTGCCGTTTCTTCGGCGTGCCACCCTTCATGGTCGGCCACACGGATAAGGCTACCAGTTGGGGCACCGGCCTCGAACAGCAAACGCTCGGTTTCCAAAAGTTCACTCTTCGCCGCCGCTTGAAGCGCATCGAGCAGGCGCTCGAAAAGCAGTTGCTCACGTCGGCCGAACGCGCCAACGGCATGACCATTGAATTTAGTCTTGAGGGCCTATTGCGTGGCGATAGTAAAGCGCGCGCCGAATTCTACGCCTCCGCTCTCATGAACGGATGGACGACCATCAACGAGGTTAGGGCTCTCGAAAACTTGCCACCTGTCGAGGGCGGCAATGTTCCCCGCATGCAGTCTCAGAATATCCCGATCACCCAAACGCCGCAGCCTGCGGCCCTTGCTGCTCCACAGGCCACACAGGAATAAGAACCATGAAAACCAAGGATTTTGCCCTGCAGGTGAAAGACCTGTCGGAAGACGGCACATTTGAGGGTTACGGCTCTGTGTTCGGCAACGTGGACAGCTACGGTGAGAAGGTTATGCCGGGCGCATTTGTCGAGAGCCTGGCGCGCCACAAGCGCGAGGGCAGCAATGTCCTCATGCTCTGGCAGCACAACGCGGATGAGCCCATCGGTGTCTGGGAAGACTTGGCCGAGGATGCGAAAGGGCTCTGGGGGAAGGGCCGTTTCCTCCTCGATATCCAGAAGGCGCGCGAGGTTTACACGCTCGCCAAGCACAAGGCGATCGGCGGCCTGTCGATCGGCTATCGGGAGGTCGAGACCGAGCCGGATGGAAACACTCGGCTGCTGAAGAAGCTCGAGCTTTATGAGATCAGCCCGGTGTCGTTCCCAGCGAACCGCCGAGCGCGGATCGAAGGCGTCAAATCAGAACGCATGGAAGAGATCGCCCGCCGCTTCCGCGATGGCGACCCCATGCCGATCAAGGATTTCGAGGAAGTTCTGCGCGAAGCAGGGTTCCCGAAGAGCATGGCCACTGCGATTGCCTCGCACGGCTATGCCAAGGCCATTCGGAGCGAGTCCGAGGGCAGTCAGGCAAACGACGCGACCGCGCTCCTCAAGGCGCTGCGCGGTTAAATCCCAACCACTGTCCAGAAAGGACAACTGCAATGACTGAGAAAACAGCAATCGAAATGGCAGCCGAAATTAAGGCTGACCATCAGAAGGCGTTTGACGCTGTAAAGGCGATCGCCGAGGACGCGCTTGGCAAGGTAAAGTCCGGCGAAGAGTTGACGACGGCTGCCAAGGAAAAGGCCGACGAGGCTCTTCTCAAGATGAACGGCCTCACCGCTCAGATCGCCGAGATCGAGCAGAAGCTCGCTCGTTCCGGCAACGAGGACGACAAGGACGGCGAAAAGTCCTTCGGCGAGCAGTTCGTCGAGAACGAGGGCATCAAGGAATTTGCGGCGTCCGGTTCGCGCGGCAAGGCTGACGTTCGCTTCAAGGCGACGATCACCTCCGCAACGACCAATGCTGCCGGTTCTGCGGGTGCTGGCGTCCAGAATACTCGACTGCCGGGCGTCCTCGAACTTCCGCAGCGCCGTCTTACTGTTCGCGATCTGCTCAGCCAAGGCCGGATGGACGGCTCGACGCTCGAGTATGTCCGCGAGACGGGCTTCGTGAACAATGCGGCTCCCACCGCAGAAAACACGGCCAAGCCACAGTCTGATCTCAAGTTCGATCTGGTCCCCACCTCGGCGAAGGTCATCGCTCACTGGATGAAGGCCTCGCGCCAGATTCTCGATGACTTCTCGCAGTTGCGCTCGATCATCGACAACCGCCTGCTTTACGGCTTGGCCTATGTCGAGGAAGCGCAGCTCCTCAACGGTGACGGCACCGGCCAAAACTTGAACGGCATCATCCCGCAGGCCACTGCCTACGCGGCGCCGATCACTCTGCCGGCACCGACCAGCATCGACATGATGCGTCTTGCCATGTTGCAGGCGGCGCTCGCTGAATACCCGGCAACCGGCCACGTTATGAACCCGATCGATTGGGCATGGATCGAAACCCTGAAAGACAGCGAAGGCCGTTACATCATCGGCAATCCGCAGGGCACGATTTCCCCGACGCTCTGGGGCCTCCCGGTTGTTGCAACGCAGGCGATCGCAGTCGACAAGTTCCTCACCGGCGCATTCAAGCTCGGTGCCCAGGTCTTTGATCGCTGGGATGCCCGCGTCGAGGTCGGCTACATCAACGACGATTTCACCAAGAACCTTGTCACCATCCTCGGTGAAGAGCGTCTCGCTCTGGCAGTCTACCGTCCGGAAGCGTTTGTCTATGGCGATTTCGGCCGCGTGGCCTGATCCAAGGTCGGTTGATCACAGTGGGCGGCTCCGGTCGCCCACTTCATGAACCGAAGAAGGAGGCTCCAATGAAATTCAAGGTTTTGCGCCATCATATTGGTGATCAGGTCTACAACGTCGGCGATATCCGCGAGGCGCGTGAAAGCGATGTCAAGCATCTCATCGGCAAGTCGCTAGAGCCGCTGAACGGTTCGAAGTCGGAACCGGCGCCAAAGAACAAGGCCGTTAAGCGCGCGCCGAAGAACAAGGCCGCTCCGGTCGCGCCCGTAAGCACTACCGAAACGGAGACGGGCGGGGCCGCTGGCTAATGGACATTGTTCTCGTCAAAGCGCCGACGGCGGCACCGGTCAACCTGGCTGATCTGAAAAAGCACGTCATCGCGTCGGATTTCACCGATGATGACGATATTCTTCAGATGTACCTCGATGCCGCTGTCAACCATATGGACGGCTATTCGGGCGTCCTCGGTCGTGCGCTGATGACGCAAGAATGGGCGGTGCAGGCTTGCGAATGGCGAGCCTGCTTCACCATGCCCATGAAGCCGGTCAAGGGCGTCGCTCTCAAGTATTTTGATGAGGCGAACGTTGAGCGCATAGTTCCGGACACGTCCTACCGTCTATCTGGCGAGACTTTGTGGCTCGATAGCAGTTTCACACGTCCGTCGCTCTACGCGCGCGGAGACGCGATCTCCGTCGTGTTCACGCTTGGCGAGGATGATCCTGCAGACGTGCCGGCGGCGATCAAGGCGGCAATTCTGCTCATGGCTGCCGGCTTGTATGCCAACCGCGAGCAAATCGGCGGCCAGGCTTACGAAAACCCGGCGTTCGATCTGCTCATCTCGCCCTATCGCCGGATGCATCCATGATCGGCGCGGGCCAATTAACGCGCCGGGTTGTCGTCCAGCGATTTACCTCGACGACCAACGCCTTAAATGAACCCGTCAAGACTTGGCAGGATTTCATCAGCTATCGCGCGCAGCGCAAGGATGTGTCTGACGGCGAAAAGTATGCTGCTGGCCAAGTCGGTGCATCGCAGATCGCGCGGTTTCTCATTCGCTCCACCAACGATAGCCGAACCATCACGCCAATCGACCGGCTGAGCCACGAGGGCACAATCTGGGAAATCACGGGTGTCAAAGAGGCTGACCAAGGTCGCAATCGCTTCATCGAGATCACGGCGACACGACGGAGCGAGCCATAATGGTGCGCAAGGTGAGGGTCGATGGGCTAAGCGAGCTTGATAAGGCCCTTGGCCAACTGCCCAAATCAACGGCAAAGGCCACCCTTCGCCGTGTGCTAAAAGAGGCGGGAGAGCCAATTGCCCGAGCAGCTCGGCGCAAGGCGCCGACGCTGACCTTTCATTTGAGCGAAAGCATTGATGTCTCGACGAAGCTGAATCGCCGGCAGCGCGCATTGCACAAGGAAGAAGGCGGCAAAGCCTTTCAGGAAATGTTTGTCGGAACCAACGACCCTGCAGGTGTGCAGCAGGAATTCGGCAACGAAAACCATGTCGCTCAGCCATTCATGCGACCTGCATGGGATGCTGAACAACAGAACGTGCTCGATCTGATCGCCAATTCACTATGGGGCGAGATCGAAGCGTCTTCCAAACGTCTGGCAAAAAAGCGGGTGAAGTAAATGGAAGAGGCCTTGATGGGTCTGCTGCTGGCTAACGCCGGCGTGAGCGCCGCTTTGTCGAACCGGATCAACTGGGGGCGCAAGCCGCAGAGCGACCTCGGTCTGCCTTATGCCGTGCTGCAGAAGATCAGCGGCCTACCCGATATCCATATGCGCGCGCCCTCGGGCTTGATCACGAGCCGCATCCAGGTCGACATCTACAGCGAAACCTATACCGCGATGCTGGCCGCCTATCGCGCTATCCTCGCCCTTTTGTCAGGTTATTCCGGTACCGTCTCCGGCACCAATTTTCAGGGCGTCTTTCTTGACGCCGATCGCGATCTACCCGCTGCGGATGCGGGCGAGGTGAACAACCTATTCCGCAAATCCCTCGATTTTATCATTTGGCACGATTAGGAGATACCAATGGCCGAAACTGGAGCAATGATTGGCTACGGCAGTATATTTGCCATGGCAGACCCCGAAGCGCCCACCGTGTTCGAGGACATCGCGGAAGTTTATGACATCACGCCGCCGTCCGACACGGATGATCTCGTGGATGCGACCCATATGCAGAGCCCGAACCGCACCCGCGAATTCATCGCCGGCCTGACCGATCCAGGCGAAGCATCGTTTGAAATGAATTTCATCCCCGGTTCCGCTGCCGATCTCGCGATCCAGAATGCCAAGGGCAAGCGTAAGATTTGCCGCATCACGTTTCCCAACGGCGTCACCTGGACGTTTACCGGCATCCGCCAGGGTTATGAACCGGCGGTTCCGACCGAAGACAAGATGACGGCGACGGTGACCTTCAAGGTCTCTGGTCCGCACGTCAACGGCGCGACGCAGGCTCCCGCCAACACGCTGCTTCCGGCGATCAGCGGTGTTGCGCAGGTTGGCCAGGTGCTTTCGGCTTATGCAGGTGCGTGGAGCTATTCGCCGTCGTTCAGCTACCAGTGGAAAAAGGCAGGCGTGAACATCGCCGGCGCAACGGGCCCAACGTACACCCCGGTCGTCGGCGACGTTGGGGCGGCGATCGCCGTCGCAGTGACTGGCACAAATTCGGCCGGCAATGCCACAGCGACGAGCGCCGCCACGGCCAACGTCATCGCAGCATAGGTGACGCATGGCCAATCCACATCGCGGGCAGGTGGCGTTCAAAGCAGGAGATAGTGAATATACGCTATCATTCTCGATCAATGCCACCTGTGAGTTGGAAGATCACTTTGATTTGCCCATCGGGAAAGTTGCCGAGAAGTTGCAGAAAAATCCCGCCGAGGTGCGCATGAGTGATCTGCGCGCCTTCATCTGGGCGGCACTGCGCGACAATCACCCCGAGGTTGATATGATCGAGGCGGGAAGGATCGCGACTGAAGCCGGCGTCAAGCCGGTCATCACCGCGATAACGCAATGCTTCATCGCAGCGTTTCCGCCGGCGGAGGCTGCGAAAAAGCCGGACCCCAGGAGGGCAGCGAAGGCATAGACTGGCTTTCGCTGCAATCAAACTGGGTGAGCGTCGGCGAGAGAGGCGATCTCTTCTGGCGTCTCACCCTGCGTGAAGTCAAAAACATCCTGCTTGGTCATGAGAAGCGGCGAACGCGCGAGCACAACGAGCGCGTCTGGACGGTCTGGCACATCGAGGCGCTGCAGCGCTCCAAAAGACTCCCCAAACTTAAAGATATGCAAAGCGGCGCGGCCGCTGCGCCGAAACGGCGTCAAACCGTAGAAGAGCAGATTGCCATTGCGATGCAATGGACGGCGGCTCTGACGCGGCATTGATCGACAGGAGACGATATTTCCATGGCCAATGCTGTAATCGGCGCGTTGCGCGTCAATCTGGGTATCGACACCGCTGAGTTTCAGAACGGCTTGGCCGAGTCTCAGGCCAGCCTGGCGAAATGGGCGAAGGCGGCTGCGGTTGCCGCCGCAGCTGCGGGCGCTGCGATCGCCACTGCGTTGGCGGCTGGCGTAAAGCGCAGCCTCGATGAGGCCGACGAGCTTTCCAAGATTTCGCAGAAGATTGGCGTTCCGATCGAGGAATTGTCGAAACTTAAATATGCGGCCGATCTCTCCGGTGTTTCGATCGAAAGCTTGTCGACCGCGACCGGAAAGCTTGCGCAGAACATCGTCAAGGCATCGGAAGGCGGTAAAGCCGCAAAGGGTTTCGATGCGCTCGGCATTTCGGTGAAGAATGCCGATGGTTCGTTGAAGTCAACCTCCCAGGTTATTGGGGAGGTCTCTGACAAATTCTCCAATCTGGCCGACGGGCCGGTCAAGACTGCTGCCGCAATGGCGATTTTCGGGAAGACCGGTGCTGACCTCATACCGCTCCTGAATGGCGGTTCTGCCGCGATCAAGGAAATGACGGATGAGGCCAAGGCATTGGGGCTCGAGATCAGCGCCAAGACGGGCGCAGCGGCGGAACAGTTCAACGATAATATTTCTCGGATTGGTTATGCAGTCGACGGGCTTACACTCGGCCTGACGGCTGCTCTTGCCCCGGCTCTTGCCGTTGCCTCCGACGCAATCGTCGGATTTGCCAAGGGGGCGCTGCAGCTCCTCGATTATCTGCCGGCGCTGGCGGAGAATGCGGCGATCGCGGGCGGGGCGCTTGCCATCATGTTCGCACCAACGATCCTGGCCGCTGTCGGCGCGCTTGCCGTCGCGATCGGGACTGGCCTCGTCGGCGCCGTCAATCTCCTTACTGTCGCAATCGCGTCGAACCCGCTCGGGGCCCTCGCGATCGCGATCACCGGTCTTGTTGTGCTGATTTATAATTTCCGCGATGAGATCCAGAAAGCCATCGGCGTCGACGTGGTGGCGATCGCAAAAAATGCTGCGAACATGGTCATCGGATCGTTCGTCGCAGCTTTCGAGGATATCAAATTCGTATGGCAGCAGTTTCCGAACATCATAGGAGCGGCCGTCATTGGGGCGGTGAACACTGTGGTCAATGGCGTCAGCCGAATGATCAATGTCGTCATCGATAACATCAACGACTTCACTCAACACATCGCCGGCATCTCCTCCCAGATTGGGATCGAGATTTCGCCAATCTCGCACATCGACGTGCAGGACATCCGCAACGAGTATGCCGAGGCTCTTGGCGCCGCGGTTGGTGATCGTAACAAGGCGATCAGCGAGGCGATGAATCGTGACTACATAGGCACAATTGCCACAGCGTTCAGCGGTGCGACAGCGGAGGCGACCAGTTTCGGGAATTCTGTTGGCGGTGCAAACGGGCAGCTGAACGCCATGGGAGGAAGTGGCGCGAAGGCGGCGGAAGGCGCGAACTCCGCCAAGGATGCGTGGGCTGGCCTGCGAGACGTTTCTGCTGGCGTGAAAGAGAAAATGGCGGCTCTAAAAGAACAAACACGGGCAGTCTCCGATGCTTGGACCGATTTTGGCCGAGGCGGTCAGTCGATACTGGAGGGGCTCGTTGATGGCACCTTGTCGTGGAAAGATGCGCTGAAGTCGGCGCTTCCGGTCTTGCTGGACCTGGTGACCAATCTCATGAACGCGCAGAATCCGGCCGGATTTGGCTCTGGCATGTTGGGAAGTTTTCTCAATGGGCTTACGGGATTGGGCGGCGGGTCCGGATATGGCAAAGGCTACTTCCCGCCGGCTCCTGGTGGCGGACTAACTGGATTTGCTATGGGCGGCATATCCGACGTGCCCGCGATCTTTGGCGAAGGCAAATATGCTGAAGCCGCTGTTCCATTGCCCGATGGTCGTTCGATTCCGGTGACGTTAAGTGGTGGGGATGGTGGGCCGCAATCAACGAGCGGGACAATCCAGGTCGTGCTGTCGCCGGACCTTGAGGCTCGGATTTTGGAGCGCAGCGGCAACCAGTCGATCGAGATCGTCAAGCAGAACAATCAGGCTCAGAGAAACTTCAAGCAGAACGGCGGTCAGGAATGGTAACCGTCGTTAATCTTCCGAATGTCGGCTACCGCAGCTGCAAATTCCATCCGATTCAGCCGCGCGATACAGGTCGTATGGAAGGCCGGCGTACAGAAAGCCAGAAGTTCGGCACGCCGTATTGGGTTGGTACGTGGGAAACCACAGCCCTGGAGCTTCCCGCCTTCGGCCTCGTCGAAGCATTCGAGATGGCGGCGGGGGATAATGGCGAAGTCTTCGCTGCTTACGACGCGTCCCGTCCGCGGCCAGTGCTTCAGGATAGCGGGTCACCATTGTCGGGCGTTAAAGCTCTGGGCGGAGTATTTAATGGCGATGCGGTTTTGCAGTCCATCAGCAACCCTCTGCTGATAGCCGTAAGCGGCCTCCCGGCCCTTTTCAAACTGTCGGTCGGGGATTACGTGGAAGTGCGAAAATCCCCAACTGTCCGCTCTTTGCATCGGATTCAAGCAAATGCCACGGCGAACGAAAGCGGGGTAGTCTCCCTTCCGATCCGCTACGCGCTCGATCTTCAGACGTTTACGTTGCCGTGCACCGTGCACTTCGAAAAGCCATCCTGCCTCATGCAGATCGACCCTGGCAGCTACGAGGCGCGAAAGGAGCTCGTCTATCGCGAGGCCTCCTGGAGTGCAACCGAGGTGTTTTTCTCATGAGTGTTGTTCTTGATCCTGCAGTGGAAGCGGCGATTGAAGCTGGCCAGATTAGACGCCTCGATCTGGTACGCTTTGATCTTCCCGGAAAATCGGTCGGTTATCATCGCGGCGGGCGGCCATACACCTATAATGGCTTGCAGTACCGTCCCAATCGGTTCCTGCAGATGGGGACTATGAACAGTGCCCTTGGCATCGCGGTGACGACGCGCACGATCGTATTCTCCAAAATACCCGTGAGCGACCCTGAAGACGCAATCGCGCGAATTGAGGAATTCGACTATCCGAATTCTCCTGTAATCATCGCCCATCTCTGCGGTGATCCGGTGACGGACCAGGTGCTTGGGATACTGACCTCGACCATCTATGAAATCGACAAGGTGACCTACAACAAGGGCGCGATCGATGGCAGCGGCGAACGTAGTCTCACGCTGTCCATCGATCTACAGCCGCCTGGGCGGTCCGCGCGCGGTTCGACGCTCGTGAAGCGATCGCAAACGGAACAGCAGTTTGACAATCTCGCTACCGATACCTGCCTTGAGTTTGCCTCGGTCGTCAGCAGCCAGCCCATGGAATGGGGCCAAAAGTCGAGTTGATCCATGACGCGATTTCAGATTGTGGAAGCTACGCTGAATGCGGAGCTGGCCAAGCCCTACCAATATGGTGTTGCCGATTGCTTCTTTCTCGGCATTGCCATGATCGACGCGTTGTCCGGCTCTGATCATCGGACCGGATTTGCGAAAGCCTATAGGACACTGGCTGGGGCGCAACGGGCGCTGCGCAAGCGGGGGCACGTTTCGCTCGTGACACTGTTCGACACCATTGTTGAACGATGTGCACCTGCTGAGGCTCGCCTCGGCGACGTCGTGATCCTTCAGCTCGGTGAACACGAGCACGTGGGCATCTGCCTTGGCAGCCGGTTTGTCACCAAGATGAATACCGGAAAGTCCTATCACAATCTGACCGACTGCATCGCAGCGTTTCGCGCGGGATAACCATTCATGCCCATTTTTACGGCCATCGGCACTGCGATCGCGGGCGCGCTTTTTGCTGGCTCGACCTTTGCGGCGACCCTCATTTCGGGCGCTCTCGTCTTTGGCGCCCGGCTTGGCATCAGCTATCTCAATCGCCCGAAGAAACGGAAGTATGCGGCTGTCCAAGGGGAAATCCAGTACGGGTCTGACGTACCGGTTGGAGCCATGTTCGGAACTGGAATGGCAAAGGGGCATCGGGCCTTCTATGCCAAATATGGCAAGGGCAATAAGTACAATTCTGATGTGTTTCTGCTATCCAACGGCTGGTGCGATGGCCTCGAAGCGATTTTCTTCTACGGGGAGAAAAAGGCGCTGGTCCCGACCGCGACGATTGGCGGCGAAACCGCGCGCTTTTTGGTCGATGGCTATGGCACAAAGCTATCAATCCGGTTCTACGACGGTCGTCCGGGGCAGCCTGTCGATTCGAAGCTCGTGCTTGACAGTGCGCTGCTGGGCGTGACTTGGAAGTCGACGAGCGTTTGTGCCGGTCTCTGCTACGTGATCGTTGATCGCGAATACGACAGCGCGCTGTTTGGCAAGGGCATACCTGAGTTCAGCTTTGTTCTGCGGGGTCTACGTCTCTACGATCCGCGCAAGGATAGCACGGTTGCCGGCGGCTCCGGGACGCATCGTGTTAATGATCCTTCCACCTGGCAGTTCAGTCGTAACCCTGCTGTGCAGCGGCTAAATTATCAGCTTGGCATCAAAGGCTTGATCTCGGGCCGCACGCTGATCGGCGAGGGCAAGTCTCTCGGGCAGCTTGACTTGTCATCGTATTTTGCGGCGATGAACGTCAGCGATACCATCAGGGCGGGCAAACCAACCTATCAGAGCGCGATCTATGCGCAGTCCGATGATGATCACACCGAGATTTTGAAAGAGTTTGATGATGCGATGGCCGGCTACGGCGTTAACCGTCGTGGCCTTTCAGGCGTCATCCCCGGGGCTCCTCAGATACCGATACTGGAAATTACCCCTGACGACATCCCCGTTGATCGCGAGCAGGAGGTCAGCAAGCGCAAGTCATCATTCGACAAGTACAACATGATGAGCGGGCAATTTACATCGCCGGAGAGTCAGTGGTCGGCTGAAAGCCTTAAGCCAATCGTGGTGAATGCCGATATTGCCGCCGATAAGCGGCCGCGTCAGACCGCCAACGATTTCCTGCAGGTTTCTGATCCCGACATCGCACAATATCTGCTCAACATTCGGTATCGTCAAAACCGCAAGGGCGGTCAGGCCACCGTTCCGGTCAGCCGTCGTGTCGGTCTCAAGGTGCAGGAAGGCGAGTGGGTAACGTTCGACGGAATGACTTGGCTCATCACCGAGTGGCGTTGTGACGAGCAGTTTCGGTTTACGCTCGTCCTGACTGAAACAGGTTCGGACATTTATGCCGATGGCGACATTGAACCAGGCCCTGTCGTTATTCCGTCGCCGCCGCAAGTCAATCCATCACTCTTGACGACGGTACAGAACTTCCGCGCCGAAGTAGGCATGATCAACGGCGAGGACGGATTCGAACAACCGGCGTTGCATTTCATCTGGGACCCTCCGCAGGACCCAACAATTACGGAAGTGAGGTTCTTCTATCGCATCCATGGCACCACAAGGGAATTTCAGGACAAAAGTTCGGATCCTGAAAGCGGCGAATACACTACTTCAAAGGACGTTCAGTCAGGGGTTTTCTATGAGTGCCGGGCAACGATAACGACCGTTCCGGATCGCTTCAAGACATTCACGCCATATGTAACTACGGACACAACTACGGGCCGGTTTAAAGTCTATCTACCCGGCGTCATCGATGACGTGCTGCGCAATCTTCAACAGCACCTCGAATGGATCGCAGAAAGTGTTCATTATCATACAGACGAGCTCGATCGCGTCGGGCAACTCGCATCGAGCAACGGCGCTCAAGCTGCGAGCGATAAGTTCGAATTGCGAGCCTCGATTGGCGAGGTTACCTCGTCGTACAAGCGCGACATCCTCGTCGTTGCCACTGCGACGGAAGCAGCGATAATCCGCGTCGAAGACCTTGAGGCGGTGATCAACGATCCGGTGACCGGGCTTGCGGCAACGGCCAGCGCCGTCGATGCCCTCTCCGTCACGGTCAACGATCCTGGAACAGGACTTGTAGCAACAGCCAACCGTGTCACGGCCCTCACGGCGACCGTCGGGAATTTCTCGGCATCGAACCTGTTCCGGTCGACGGTCGAGGCAACTCAAGCGGGTGCACTTGCCACAATCGGCCTAAGCGTTGCGGCAACGGGGCCGGGAGCAACCTCGCAAGCTGCCTTGTTCCTCAGCGCGTTGACGGGCGGTCTCAGCGAAATCGGCATGGTTGCCGACCGCATCTACATGGTGAACGGCGCCAACAAGCGGCGTCCGTTCGTCTTTACGGGAGGTGTGCTCTACCTTGATGACGTGCGGGCCACGTCGCTATCCGCACTTTCAGCAACGCTCGGCGCTGTCGACATCAGCTCGGCTATCATCGGCTCGCTGATCGTCGGCACCTCAAACCTCGGCATTGACTCAGTCACATCAACCGGTTCTGCCGGGCCTGCTGCGCCTCCCTTCAGCCTGACGGCCGACATGCCAAGCCCCAACAGGTCGCTGCTCCAGTTCAAGTACAGCGTGAGCGTGAGCAATCCCGGATCGTCTGGCGTGACACGGTCGGCGACATTCTCTGTCGTCAACAACACCACTGGAGCCACGGTTTACTCCAAGAGCTTCAGCGTCAATTCCGGCAGCTCGCTCAACATCGATGAGACCGAATTCTTCTTCGGTCAGAACGCCGCCGGGGTCAACTCATTCACTGCCACATTCCAACTCTCGGGCTCGATGAACACGACCGGTCTCACCGGTTCACTGATCGCGCTTTGGTGGAAGCGGTAATCTCAAAGGAAAATTCATGTCAGAACGTATTCAGATCGCGCCCATGGCTGCGCTCAATGAACAGTTGGCGCTTGTCGAGTTCTACAAGAACCGGACGCTTGTGCTTGCCAACCAGGTGCACGAGCTGACGGCTGCTCTTGAACAGGCGCAGGCGACGATCCAGCAGTTGCGGCCGGCGGAAGCGGCCGATGCTGATGGTCTCGTGCCAGGAAAGGCGCACTGATGGCTATTCGTCCCGACTATACGGCCGGTACAGTCACGATCGCGGCCAACGGCACCGTGCTCACTGGCGTCGGCACTATTTGGGCCGCTGCCAGCATCAAGCCAGGCGCGACGTTCAAAACCAAGAACCTCGACGCGATCATTGCGTCGGTCGATAGCAACACCCAGATCACGTTGACGGAGCCATGGACGGGCGGCGCGCTCGCCGGGGCAACCTATGCCATCCGCTATCAGCCCGACGGCTCCAGCCTGACGGCCAAGGTGCAAGAGCTCATCGAGCAGCTTGGAAATGGTAACGTGCTGGCTCTGTCAGGCCTCACGGGCGCGCTGGACGAGGTTCCAGTCTTCACAGGCCCTGGCGCCATGACGACGATTCCAAGATCGGAATTGACGCGTGGTGTGGAATTTGATGTTCAGGTCGACACTCTGGCCGATCGCGCTGCATACGACGGACAAGCTGAAGGCTACAAGGTTCTTGTCTCAAACGTTGGAGATGGTCGCTCTGCCCTCTACAGCAAGGCCAGTAACACTCTGGGCGACTGGTCTGACCCTTCATACATCACAGGGCCAATAGGTGCCGTCGGGCCGTCTGGATATAACCCGCGAGGCTCCTATAGTGGTTCGACTTCGTACGTCGAGGGCGATGTCGTTCTCAACAATGGGTCTTCGTGGTCTGCGTTAAGCGCAACTACTGGAAACGCGCCACCCTTGTTGCCCGCCACTTCTAATACATGGTGGCAACTGGTCGCCCAAAAGGGTACTGACGGTACCGGCATTGGCGACATGTTGAAGTCTACCTATGATCCGCAGAACAAGCAGGGCGATGCCTTCCCCTACGACACGAAAGCGGCAGCCGAAGCCGCAACCATTTCGGGGGGAATTAACACCATTCGACTGCTTGGTTACGGGAGCGCCGGCGACGGCGGTGGCGGCCTCTATGTGAGGGTGGGGTCAGAGCCCAGCCATGCAGGTAAGCTGCAGTCTGCGGACGGGGCATGGTGGCAGCTTTCCACCGACACGGCCCATCCGAGGATGTTCAATGCGCCTGGGAACCTAACGGGCGATGATTCCCCCGCGGTTCAGAAGGCGCTGAATTATCTCAAGTTCATTGGCCGAGGCGCGCTGGACCTTACAGGCACTTTCAAGATTGTGGACGGCGTTGCTCTCTCGGGTATGTCGAACATCGAGATTGTTTCGAAAGGCGGGGTGATCTATTACCCACAAGCCAGCGCGAACCACTATCACCTTTTCCGCATCAACAGCTGCGCCAACATTCTGGTCGATGGACTAAACATCTATTCAGACAGCGCTCTGGAGCGGGATGACACTGGCTTCGCGGTGCAGGTCAGCGGGTCGTTCGGTGTGCGCATCACGAATAACAGGTTTGCAGATATTGCATCAGCTTGCGTATGGATGGATAACTCTCAAGACTTGATCGTAACCGGGAATTTTATCGACAGCGGCAAGGCAGACGGAATACACTTTTCCGACGGATGTCGGGATTTTGTCTGCTCTGACAACACAATTAACTCGGTAGAAGATGACGCCATCGCAGTGGTTCGCGACACTGGCGGAGTGATCCCCAGCAACGGGACAATATCCGGTAACGTTATTCGCCAGACCATACGTGGGCATGGTGTAGTTCTCATTTCGTGTCACAGCATTGTTGTAAGCGGAAACAACTTGGAAGGGTTCATCGGGCCGGCAATCGCATGCTACACATGGGTTGGAACCACGGACCGCGCGGTGGATATCCTCATTACCGGGAACATTATACGCAACGTAGGGAGCGCCCCCGAGACCGACCTTGGATCCTGCGCGATCGCACTTGCAGGAACCCAACGCGCGGTAGTCAAGAGCAATGACATACAGGGTCCAGGCGTAATCGATGCGACACATCCCAACGCTGCGATCTTCTTCATCGACGACTCTGCTGACATAACCATCGAAGGGAATGCTCTGCACGACAGCGCGAAGTACGGAGTTTTGGTCAACGACTTAAGCGGAACCTCTAACAACGGAATACGCGTACTGCGGAACGATTTCCGCAATGTCGCCGAACTTTCGTTCAAGGCCCGACCTGCTGGTGGGCTGGGAAAGGTGGTCGTGTCGGGGAATACGTTCGAACTCTGCGGCTACAGCAACCCCAACAATCGCATAATCGAAATTGCGAATGCTGGTGCCAACGGGGTCTATGTAGGCGGCAATAAGCAGATTGATGCGCGTCGCAGCATTTTCGTAGACGCCGCGACATGCAGCGCCATCTTCGCTGAAGACAACACGCCGACCGTAAAGATATCTTATAATCCCAGCGCTCGCGCTTCCGACGAGAGTGCCTTCACCTCCGCGACTTCTCAAGCCTCATACTGGCGCTCTAGCGGCATGATGTTTGTCCGGATCATCGTGACGATCACAACCAAAGGTGCGGGCGTCGGCTTGAAGGTAGACGTACCTGTCGTAAATGACGGCGGTGGCCACGCATTCCAGTGGCGAGAGACGGCGGTAACCGGGGCAGTGGGAACAGCAGAATTCGCAGATAACAACACCCTGTATCTCAGCCCAGCAGACGCCGCACAAGGTGATCCCGTGGCCAGCGGTCGGACGATCGAAATCAACGGATGGTACACGACGAGCGGCTAAGCGGGCGATGCTTTAGGCCAAGTAACCGTGCTTGCGGGTGGGTTCCCGCAAGCACCCTGCGCTATTCAAAACAAATCAACGCGTACTCGGGTTCAATAGAAACGCCAAATTGGGCAATTTCCGGCCTTCGCCGGCTACATTCGGCCTCCCCGGAAAGCCACTGTGCGGAAGAAGGGGCTATGACTGTCTTCTGCGCCACAAGGCCAAGTAGATAGATTCCGCTCCAATGGGGGGTGAGCAGGGAGTGCATGTCACCAATAGCGCCAGTGTTGGCTAGATATTGACCGGCGCCTATCACAATCGGTCTATCCCACTTAAACCCTTGGTCAGAGAATTTCGTCACAATTTGATGTGCGATGGCGAAGTCCCTCGCGCGCCCCTGCGAATAACTTGTTGCCAAGCCGACGCTTGCGATCAAGAGCACTGTAACCGGAAGCCAGCATAAGACCGGGAACCAAATGGAGCTCAACAATCTATTGCTGGCTACAGAGACGGCACATGCCACAACAAACACCAATCCGGCGAAATACCAAAAGTAGGTCCTTGGGGGGAACCAAGTGTAATCGAAGGGGAGAGATGTTAGCTGCAGGCCCGCGAACCCAATGACGCCGATTATAAGCACCACTGCCATCCAAAACCGAGGGCCCCGTTCGCGAACGGCCGGCCGGTTCGATACCAGACAGATTATCGCCAAAAAAATCAGGGAACCAGTCACAAACAGGCGAGCGTTTTGAGTCAATGGCGTCGTTAGGGGTCCAACAATCTCCAGCCCTAAGCGAGACAGGTGGATTTTGAATTTCGCTGCCATCTCGGGGGTGGAGAGTCGCCTGAAAATAAAGTCCACACCGTAGCTGCGCAGCATTTCGAGAACGCCGAAGTTGAGCATCATCGAGAACAGAAACCCGGTAGCACAGGCTCCAATTGTGGCCGCTATGCGCTTCAGCGGGATATCCGGCCGAGCTACCTCAAATGCAACCAGGGTGGCAACAACGACCATAAAGAACCCGAGAGCGCCTTGATACGATGTCATCACAATAAAACTGGTAACTAGGCACAGAAGTCCGTTGCGCGCGGGAGAACTGCTCCAAAAGTGTACCAGTGACAGGATCGAACAAAAGGACAGAAAGATGGTAACTCTCGCGCTGGCATAGCTGTTGAGTTCGAAGAAACCGGGATGAAGGGTCGCGCACAGAATTAGTGGCACCGCAACAGATGCGGTGAGGTCCGGACGAGCCCGCCTGATCATGAGGCCGACAATCAATGCCAGAAGTAATTCGTTAGGAAAGAACAGCAGCTTTGACAGCATAGAATGATCAAACCCGAGCCATTCGAGTATCCATGCCACCGGAATAGTGGTAATTCGGCCCCACTTCAAATTGGCATCGAGTAATGTTCCGACTTGTCCGGTTACGAGGTGATAATATAGCGGGACAACATCATCGATCGAAGGATAGTAAAAAAGGCAAATTCTGACCAGCGCCGTGATCAGGAACGCCAAGCCGACTGAACGGATCAGCCAACTGTCAGTTTGGTCGGCGCGACTGCTGTTGTGCATCGGCGATGAGCGCATCGCGCGCGATCCAGTTCGGGAGTCTTCCAAGGAATTCACCCCTAAGCTTTACGCAAAACTACGATGTCTTGAAAATCATGAATTGCGCCTGGGACAATCCGCTCCACGATGAAATCCTGCGCCCAAGCCGAATGTATATAATTGGCAGAAATAAAGGTGATGCCGTAATCGTAATTATCGGTAGTCAGATGACCATCCTGCCGACTGAAATGAAATCCTGTAGTTTCGAACGCTCTAGCCGCGTTACGAAACTCATTTTCGGGTATCGACAACATGTTCGCAATTCGTTGCTCAGACAAAGCACGGGACAGCGCACGTTCGCCATGCACTGTCAGGAATAGATAGGCACCGTCGCGGGTGACCCGCTTCAACTCGTCGAGGTACAACGTGCTATCTTTCTCGTTCATGTGTGTGAACACGGAAATAGAGATCACGCAGTCAGCGACTTGATCCGGGAGTTCAAGTGGTCGGCGGGGTACACTGGGAACTGAGTTTACCCAAGGAAGGTTCTGATGCACCCACTCCAAGAGCTCATGGTCCACGTCTATACCAGTGTATTTTCCTTGGAAACCTTTGAATATTCGCGCAAGTTTGCCACTTCCAACACCGAAGTCGATGATGCTTTCGAACCGATGAAGTGCAATCGGGCTCGCTTGGCTTAAAGCTCGAAAAACGTCACAGCCGTGCTTTGCGAAGTCACGTTTGTCGGTAAGGCCCGAAACCTTATACATTAGCGGTTCTGGCGGGAATTTGGCGACCAAACCACTATCGAGGTCGTTCTCGCTGAAGCTTTCGTTAAAATGAAGCCATTGTTCGGGTTCGCAATTTACGTCCAAGTTCAGACCGTGAGTTGTAGCCATTTTGTGCCCCTAAGCGAGAAACGATTCCTTCGGGGAGGGTCCTTACCAGTTTCAGAGCGCCAAGAATAGTCGCGGGGGACAACGACAACCTGTGGCGGTCAGCTTTCGAGCTCTAGGCCGCCTCTCTATGCGGCGATCGCCAATTCTCCCGAGCCCGCTTTTATCGTAGTATGGCCACGAGCCGACAGGTATGGCACGCGCTGCTTTAGGAACGCTTTTTCTATCAGCTCGTACGATAGGGCGCTGACAGCAAGCGTCACCGGATAGTGGAATAGATACAGGATCGCCGCTTCGTTCCAGACACTCGAATTGAAAAGCCGGATTCCGATCCAGTCTGCATATAACCTGTCGCAAAGTCCGAGCGTGATAAAGTGCAGCATGTATGTGCTGTACGATATCGCACCGATGTAAGCCAACGACCTTGCGATCGCGCCATTTGCGCGCAATGTCAGTAGGCAGTAGGGCGCGAGGATGGATGCCCAGCACACGGCAATCATTGTTGGCCAGAACACCCACAGGATCGAGGACGAAGGATAACTCGGCTGATTATAGTATCCGCCTCGCTCGTTCATCCAATGGGTGACGCACACCGTAACAAAAAGCCCGAGACCAAGTGCAACGCAGTATATCTTGGTGGCATATTTAGGCGGGTGCGCCTTAAGCCTAAGAAAAGCGAGGCCAGCAAGGATGCCAGCGAGGAACGCGTCACCTTGCCCGAATATCGTCCAGTATCCGATCTGTTGCGCGTTACCCAAAGAGTAGAAGCACGCGAGCCTCAGGATCACAAGAAGAAGGCTGAACATACCGCAGCCGACAATCGTTTGACGATAGGAGTCGTGCACCAGGCGATCTTTTAGAAATGGGTATGCAATATAGAATTGGAACTCCACGATGAGCGTCCAGGTTCCATATACGGTCCCCCCTCCTAGTAAGCCGAACAGCATGAACAGTGAAGTCGTAGAAGCGCCAGCTGCGGTGACTGCATAGAGTGTCACCAGGAAGATCAGTGGAAACAGCCTGAGTACACGGTTCCTCAGAAAGGCAATGTATTGAATGTCTTTCTCGTGGGTGAGGACGGTAAATACGAACCCCGTGATCGTTATGAAAAGAGTTACTCCCACCCAACCTTCTTCAAAAAGGCTGGAGACCCAGTTGTTCGGCACTGTCGTCGTTGGAATTCCACGTTGATGAAGCCCGTGCCATGAAAAAACAAGTAGCGCTGCAAACGCCCGCAAGTGATCGAGTCCAATCAAACGCTGACCAGATGTGGGTTTCAAGGCGATTTTCTTTCAATGATTTGTTGGGCAGGGGCCCGGTGAGTGCCGCTGCAGTATTAATCCCAACTTTCGGCGAATAGCTAGCGAAATGATTTTCGGCATTAATAAATGCCGCGGAAAAGCCTCTCGAATTCCCTTCAAAATCAAGGAAACTGAAATGCCCTCCTTTGGATCAAAATCCAAAGCGGCTCTGGCTAAGTGCCATCCGCTTTTGCAAGACATTGCCAATGAAGCGATCAAGGAAATCGACTTCATGGTGCTCGACGCCACGCGCGGCCGGGTAGAGCAGGAGCGGGCCTTCGCCGGCGGCAAGAGCAAAGCCCGTTTCGGCCAGTCGGCGCACAACTACGTTCCGGCCATCGCCTTCGATCTCTTCCCGGCTCCGTACGACTGGAACAATACCGCGGCCTTCATCGCTCTGTCGAAGGTCATCATGCGGATCGCGAAAGAGAAGAAGATTCCGCTGCGCTGGGGTGGTGACTGGAATAGGGACGGCGACAAAACAACGTCCGATGCGTGGGATAAACCCCACTACGAACTCGACCCTTGGCGGGATTGGGCCGCTAAGTCGAAGCTATTTGAGGGCTAAAAATGAATGGGGCACCTGGGGCAGTCGATGCGGTCGTTAACCTCCTAATAGGCCTCGGTCTGCCTGGCGTGATCATCATCGCGCTCGGGTTCGCCGTTTACCGGCTCTATAATCGGAATCAAGAACTCCTTGACACGATGGTCGAGACCGGCCGCGAAACCGTTAAAGCACAGGAAGCGGCTACAGCCTCGATCAACAGGCTGTCCGATCTGCTTCTACGTGGCAAAGCACCGGAGTAAGCGAATGGGACTTCTGCGGAGGATATTCAACCCTCACGATGGTTCTCGGCGAGCGGTCGCGGCTCAAGTGATCCGAGCGCGCGAGAACGTCGAGAAAGCAGCCAACCGACTGGAGTCTGTCGTCTCAGATTTACTCGACGAGAATGATCGCATCACAGGAAGGAAACCTCGGCATGTTCCGAAATCTCGCTCTTAATCGGGTAATGCTTGGCATTGTGTTCTGCACTCTTGTGTTCTTCGTATTGCGCAGCGTCTTTCCACCGGTTCAATTCATCATTTTCTTGAATGGCATCTTTGCCGGTTCGATCGTCGCCATTCTCGTCGCATATCACAAGCTCATCTGGTACGCGGTCCTCGGCGTTGGGGAATACAACCGCGTCCGACAGATGACCATTGGCTTTGCAATTTGCTGGGTGGCGATCTGTGTTGGCGCATCGAACTCGATCTATCTCCGATCGACCGGCGCTGAAATCCCGATGACCGATCTCACGGCAGCGGCGCGCTATCTCAGCATCATTGCCGCAATGCTCCAGGTGACGGCGCCAGACTTCGGCCTCGGGCTGTTCCACGGTCGCGATCGTCGGGTGCTGTGGCTGGGTGTCTCGATCGGGCTCACGGTCGCCACCATCACCATGATTGTTCAGCAGTGGGGAACGTGATGCCGTATCTCAAACTGCTTCCATACATAGCGATCGCCGGGCTGTTGGCGGTCGTGCTTTGGTATCGGGGCGAGATGATCGATGCGAAGGCCCACAAAGCCGCCGCAGATGCAGCGCTCTCGATTGCCAAGGAATCGAACGAGCAGCAGGCCAAGGCGATCGACAAGCTCGTCGAGCGCAAGGCTCGCGACGATCAAATTCTCGCCGATATCTCAGCGAAACTCGCCGGCATCAATCAGAGCGTGGCGGAAACAACCGAAACCATTACAAAACTGGAAAAGAACGATGAAACCGTGCGCAAGTATCTTGATGGGGTTGTGCCTGAGTCTCTGCGCCGGGTGCTCAACAAGCCCTAAAGCCTTTCAGGCGACCAAGGTCGTCGAGGTCTACCCGCCTGCCGCGTTGATGGCGCCATGCCCCAATCCCTACCGAGAGGTGAATACGACCGGCGATCTGGTCAATCGCCTCACCGCAACCGAGGGCGCGTTGAAGACATGCAGCGCTCAAATTGATGGGATTCGCGCATGGCGCTCCGATCAATAAAATCTACGATTCAAAACTCATTCGCCCGCCGCCGGTCATTCCGGTTGGCGGGCTCTTTATTGCGTTCTAGGGCTGCCTCGGCCTTCGGTCTCTTGCCAGCGTAGTTTTGCGCCCGCCGAACTTCGGATCAGGCTTGCCGGTGTAGGCCGGCCGCAGTGGCTCGGCTTCCATGTAAATGTTGGCTTCCCTTGCCGCCTCTACGAAGGCCACACGCGCGACCGAAGGCGAGCAATTGCCCTCAAGGCACTTGAGCATGATTTCACGCGCCAGACGGTGCTTAGGTCCGGTTTCGTCGGGCCATTGCTGCAGCAGGAACACAGCCGCATCGTAAGCCGAGGTGACACTGATCAATTGCCCGGGCTGTCGCCCAAACACGCGCACCATCTTGAAGGTTCTATAGTCCTCGTAACCCATGGCCGGAAATATAGGGCCGGTGTTTCAAGATTCCGAATCAATCGTTTTCATTATTTTTTACGCGGGATGCGCTCCACCCGCCCGCTGCGAAGATCCTCGACGACGACGGCATATTGCTCCGGATTGTTCTGCCTCATCGATCGGAGTTCCATGGTGCGCTGATCGTGGGGCCATTCCTGCGGATCGCGCTTGCCGGCCTCAGTCTTCAAGAAATGAGCCAGGCGATGCTCAACCATCAGAATGGCATCCTCGCGTGTCAAACAGGTGTCGGTGGTGGCGTTCCCTATCTGCATGTTGACGGACCAGACGTCCTGGTTGTCTGCATCCGTTGTGCGATAGATGCGCGCGATCGTAATGTTCTCGACGTAGGCGCAAAAGTCGTGATGCAGTTCATCGCCGCCGATGAGCGTTCTTTTCCATGTTATGTGCATGGTCGCATCGTAAGGATGCGCTATCGGATGATGCAACCAATTTTTGAAGCTATCGCGGGTTAAACTTTTCGCGTTTTTCGAAACGTGTTCGAGCTTTCAAATCGTCGAACACCTTTTGAAATAAAGCGCAATCTACCAGCCTGATAGCCCGGAAGTGTTTGCCGGATTTAAGAGGTGCCGCGTTGATAGGACCTCGATCAACCTCGCCTCATCAAGGGCCAAATTTCCCGAATGACGGTGAAGCTTGGGTTAAGCTCTAGTCCAGCCTCATAGAAAATATCCCAGATGCGAGTGTGAGAGCGGTCGATTTGCAGGGCGATCTCTTTCAGTTTCCCGTAGTCAATCCGGCGCTCAATGAAACGCGGCGAGCCCATGTTGGACACGCCCGGATTGCCATCCTTATCTTCGCTCCACATCCAGTGCACTACTTGATCCCGGTGGCCTTTTACAGACAAGACCATGTCTAATGCGCTAGTCAGCCGTGTAGCCCATTTTTCATTGAGCTGGGCTTTAGCCTCTTTCTTCAGGCGCTGTACTCTCTCGACAAACGAAGAGCGCTGATAGTTGACTTGCTGTTCGGCAGTAGCAGTGGCATTCAAAAGCTCAATTAGGTTTTCCAGCGCAGCCCAATTGAAAGAAACCAGTCCGATGCCGAATATCTCATTGTCTGAGATCGCGGGCATCATTCTGAAGCCCTTTCGATTTGCAGTGAGCATCATCAAACATCCCTTCGAGGAACAATGTTGGCATAGTCTAAGTTAAACTTTGGCAGCATGTCTCCGGATACGAAGGTTTCTTTTTCGATGCACTTTGGGCCACGAATTACGCCACACAATGAGCCACAAATTTGGTGCGCCAAACAGAAACCGCAAATGAAATCAATAGGTGCGGAGTAAATGCGGTGCATCTCGACTGCACCGCCAATACTCCATCCTGGTCTAGTCGAATTTTAGGAGTTGAATGATTTCGTTTGGGCTCAGTTCTCGTCCCAACAGTGAACTTCGCATAGTGGAGAAGATCGCGGCCATCTGGCTATAGCGCGCGACCGTGGGCGTGTGTGAGTTGAAGTCCCGTCCCTTGAAGTTCTCAAAGCGGCCAAGCTGATCCACTAAGAAATGGGCGATACCCATGTAGTCAGTCTCATTATTGCCATCAAAGCCCTTGAAGCGGGGGTTCTTACCTCTAAAGCCGACTTCCTCCTCTATGCGTTTTTTATCGTCATTACTGAAACCAGCGTAAGCGCGCTCGATGAAGGTCCATGTGTCGAGTACATCAACGACCGTTCGAAGAGCTTTGGGGTCGTCAACTTCGTTGTGCATGACGCCCGACAGTTCCCAGTCCAGAGCCCAAAAATGTCCGCCGTAGATGACTTCCTGAATAAGTTCGACCTTTTTCATTTCGTACTTGCTGTCCTGCTTATCCTTGCCGGCGTTGATTTGGTTCTTCAAAATTTCCGTCAGCAGCCACGTCATGAGCCTTTCGCTCTTATTAAGTCGAAAACCCTCCGGCGTGTGAGCATCTAGACCTCGGTCGATCAATCGGCGCACTGCCTCAGACCTCGAGAATGTATCGCCCTGGCTCCCGCGCCATTGGTCCACTCGTTCGATAGTGTCGGCATCAAGTCTCAATTCAAATCGTTCCGTCTTCGGTGTCATCTGAAAATTCCTTACATACGTTAATCTGTACGTATTGTACGGTAGATGTACGTAACAATCAAGTGTGGAAAGAGACACCCGGCTGAGGGATGACAAACTTCCGATTTTCACGCCGCCGACTACGTATGAAATATGCCGGTACATTGCGCCACATTACGTTCCACATTTTGTGCCACAAGTAGAACAGAATATCGGCAAAAATCAAACAAAAACAATAATCAACGATTGCCGGGGAAGCCACCCGACCGTACCATTC